TGAGGTCAGGAATCAACTTTCTAGTACAGTCAATTGCTTCTGATGTCAATCTTCTTGGTGCTATAGATACCCACAATGAAATTATCAAACGAAATAAGACGGAAGATATGAGAATCTTTGCCCTTGTTCATGACTCAATTCTTGCAGAAGTGAAAGAAGAAGATGTTGATGAATATATGGAAATTGTAAAAACTTGTATTGAAAAAGATAGAGGTATCTCAATACCAGGTTGTCCAATCGGTTGCGATTTTGACGTTGATGAAGATTATTCACTAGGAAAATTTAAGGCTAAGTATGAATCTGAATGATGTTGAGTTTCCAGTCTATGTAATACACACAGACGAAGTTGAAAAACGAGATGGCATATTGTGGTGCGAGGGACAAGTTGTAGATGATACAAATGTTTCTGGCTACACAATAGGTCAGCGTAGATTAAATACACCACATAAAAATTTATATGACTTAAGACATATGATAGATAATTTTGTGGACTTATCAAAGCATAGAAGAAAGTTTTTTGTAGATTCAGGTGGACAATTCTTTCGGTACGAAAAGAGTACAACAGCAAAGTTATATTATAGTAAGATAACGAAAGTAATAGAAAAAGATATAGTAACACTAATATATGTTGAGAATGTACCTTTCCCTTTTGAATTAAAAAGACCTCCCGAGCCAACACAAAAATACGCAGGAGTACTGTACATAAGAGATATACCATCTTACTTGTACGAACTCTCAGAAATTAAAAAGAAAAATACTTGGAGAAAAGTATGAAAATAGTAATAGAGATTGATACTGATAATCCTCAGGATCAACAAACAATAGAAGAATTAATAGAATTATTAAGGAGTTTAGTATGAATATATGGAGATTATGGGCAAAAAGTTTAGGAGAAAAAGTTGGACACGATAGAGAAGCTGATTATGTGGCTATGTTTAGGAGTTGTATTGTGTTACTTAACATTATTACATGTTGCTTTATTATAGCAAATGTAGTTAGACACTGGGATGTAAATACAGATACAGAAGTTGTAAAGTTAAAATGCTATTATACTTATCACGGTATTGAACATTGTATAACAGAAGACGAGTTCAATGAAAGCAGTACTGAGCAATAGGATATTCATAGAAGTAACGCAGGATTATCAAGCAAAGCTTGATGAAGAACTTACTTATAGTATACCCCCAAGACGTCCAACAGATCCGCCTATCATTATAAAGAATATGGGCATAATCCGAGCAGGTTTAGTAACCCTACCTATTGGAAGAACGGATTTGATACCAAACGATTACGAGATAATTGATAAGCGAGTTGATAAACCAATCAAAGGTTTTGACTTTAAGTTTACTTTACGACAATCTCAGCAGTCGGTATATGACGACATTCAAGGCAGTGCTATAATTAACGCTTGGGTCAGTTGGGGAAAGACATTTACAGCTTTAGCTATCGCAAATAAACTAAAACAGAAAACACTTATAGTTACACATACTATAGCGCTAAGGTCGCAGTGGGAAAAAGAGTGTAAGAAAGTCTTCGGGGTTGCGGCGGGTGTGATAGGTTCGGGAAGATTTGAAATCGATAAGGATATTGTCATTGGCAACGTGCAAACTTTGTACCGAAATCAAGACAAAATCGCAAAAGAGTTCGGTACTATTATTCTCGATGAAATGCACCATGTAAGCAGTCCAACTTTTACACGAATTATTGACTCAAGCAGGGCTCGACACAAAATCGGACTGACAGGGACAATGCAACGTAAGGATGGAAGACATGTGGTATTTCGAGATTACTTCTCAAATACAGTATATAAACCACCAAAGGAAAACTATATGACTCCACGTGTTGAAGTAGTGAGAAGTGGTATTCGTTTCATGGATGGAGCGAATATTGCTTGGGCAACTCGAATCAACGAATTAGCGTATGATTGGGAGTACCAAAACATATGTGCAGTACTAGCTGCAGGTTATGCTGCAAAAGGACACAAAGTTCTTGTAGTAAGTGACAGAGTTGACTTTCTTAAAAGAAGTTCAGCACTAGTAGGAGATAACGCAATTTGCGTTACAGGAGACGTTCCTCATGAAGAGAGAGGAGATATGATTAAAGAAATATTTACTACAAAAGATATATTATTTGGAACACAAAGTATATTTTCAGAAGGTATTTCAGTAGACTGTCTTAGCTGTCTAATTTTAGGAACACCGATAAACAACGAGCCTCTACTAACACAGTTAGTTGGTAGAGTTATAAGATTAAACGAAGGAAAACCTCAACCAGTTATTGTGGATATACACCTTGAAGGTCGTACTGCTAGAAAGCAGGCAGGTGCGAGAATGGGATATTACATGAAACAAGGATACGAAGTTTCCTATCTATAGGACTGAAAAATAGTTCTTGACAAAAGGTTAGATTTTTGATATAATGTTACTCTATGATTGGAAAAAGATAAAAAAAGAAAGCAATGGAAACGTCAAAGATATTATGACGATCTTGCATATCTTAACATACAAACTGCCTCCAGTTAATAGGCACGATAGAATATTCAAGTTTTGGCAAAAGAGTTTTCATGGGGATAGTTTCCTTGTGAACCCTGAGCCTTTGTTTATTCAAAGAAGGAGATATTCTGATAGCGAGATTGCACAGTACGCAGGTATCGCGTCACTACGCAACTATTACGAATATCAAAAAACGAAAGATACCACTCTAGACTTCTTATACTTCGGTAGAGAAGACATAATAGAAAGCAACAGATTACTTTGGCTAGAAGGGGATAGAATTCACTTCAAGTTTGAAGAAATCAATAAAGGAGAAATGAAATGGCAATAAGTTTTAATCAAGCCAAGGGCGAAGCCCAAAAGAACAAAATCGATAGCTACCAATATGTAGAAGGCGATAATAAAGTAAGAATGGTCGGTGACATGTTACCAAGATATGTGTACTGGCTAAAAGGAGAAAACGGTAAAAATCTACCTTTCGAGTGTTTGTCATTCGACAGAAACACAGAAGCATTTACTAATCAAGAAAAAGACTGGGTAAGGGAGTATCATCCTGAGCTTAAGTGTGGATGGTCATACGCTATTCAATGCATTCATGATGGTAAAGTCAAAGTCTTAAACCTCAAGAAGAAACTACTAGAACAAGTAATGGTGGCCGCGGAAGACCTCGGAGACCCAACTGACCCTGAAACTGGGTGGGACGTATGTTTTAAAAGAGTTAAGACTGGACCAATGGCTTATAATGTTGAGTACCAATTACAAGCACTAAAATGCAAACCAAGACCTTTAACTGAAGAAGAGCAAGAGCTAGTAGCAGACCTTAAGTCTATGGATGAAATCTTAACAAGACCAACTCCAGATGCTCAGAAAGAACTTCTTGACAGATTAAGAGAAGGTGCGGATAATTCAAAACCTGATGAGTCAATAAGCGACGAATTCGATATTAGTTAAGGAGAATCATGATTACAGTAGGACAAAAGTTCCCTGCCTTTACTTTGCAGGGTGTCGATAAAGACAATAACTTTGTACAAGTATCAGTTACAGAACAGTATGAGCCTTTGAAAAAGGAGTACACAGTAGTATACTTTTATCCAAAGGACTTCACTTTCATATGCCCAACAGAAATAGCGGGAATGGATATGTTAGTAGAAGAAGCTAATGTAATAGGTATTAGTGGAGACAATGAATTTTGTAAGTTAGCTTGGAAACAAGACAATGAAATAATTGGCAACATACAACATTCGTTAGCCGCAGACTGTGGTTTAGGTTTGTCTCATAAGCTTGGTATCGTAAATGAAGAAGCTGGTGTTTGCTATAGAGCTACCTACATTATAGATAGAAATGATACAGTACAACACGTAAGTGTAAATGCACTTGACACAGGCAGAAACGCCAAAGAAGTACTTAGAACCTTACAAGCAATTAAAGTTGGTGGTCTCACTGGCTGTGCTTGGGAAGAAGGAGATGAACTTCTAGGATGATTCTATTCACGGCAGATTGGCATATTAAATTAGGGCAGAAGAACGTACCAATGGCATGGGCATGCGCTCGCTATAAGATGTTCTTTGAGCAAATTCAAGAAATTGAAAAATGTGATAGAATTGATCTGCACATCATTGGTGGGGACTTGTTTGATCGAGTCCCTTCAATTGATGAACTAAGTCTTTACTTTGACTTTGTAAAGGGAGTTACAAAACGAACAATTATTTATGATGGAAATCATGAAGCTACTCGTAAAAATAAAACTTTCTCTACAAACTTAAAAAAAGCATCTACAAGTATTAACTCACTCGTAGAAGTTATAGATGAAACTTATTATGAAGATGCCTGCGCGATACTGCCTTACGCAGACTTACATAGAAAACA